GTGCTGTGTGTAGTATTAAACCCTTTACGAAACTTGCGCACATGTCCTTTGCGAATAGGTTCAGACACAAATAGTCCTGGTATATTCTCTTCCCCAAAATCGTTTATAACGATTAGTGCTGCTTCTCCGATACCGTTATTTTCTACACTCCAATATACTCCATTGGGATTATTAGTTTCATTTGCAACATATGTACAAATATCTGACAGTACACGTATTTGTCCTGGTATAGCAGTTGTATTGTGTTGCCATTCTGCAACCTGTTCGTATGTAGGAAGTTCTATGACTTGAATTGCTGCATAGTCGCCGCCTGTACCCATTGATGGATCAAGTGCTACACAATAAGTATACTGACTGGTTGGCTTTTTATACCAACGTGTTTGTCCCATATTAATAATTGGAGACACACCTTCCATTACTGCTAATTTAATACTGTTAATAAGTGTTTCATCAAATACTAAGAATTCGCAGCCGTATTCACGTCTAAATTTTTCTTCACCAATACGTCCAATTTCTGCCACTTTCCATTCTTCGTCACGATCTGGATGTTCTTCCCAACTTGCTCTAAATGCATGAAATCCGTTTACGCCTACTTCTTGTTCGTTACCGTGTTCGTCAAACTTTTGTTCTGCTTGTTTCCAAATAGTAGCAAATGTATCTTCGTCTGAGTTTGGTGTGCTTGTTATAATAGCACGACCACCTGTTGCTAGTGTAGGTGATATTGAAGTCCAAAACTCTTCCGCAATGTTAGGTTGCACAAACGCAAACTCGTCACAGTATAGTAGCGAGATAGACATACCACGTCCTGTGTTGCCTGTTGTTGTTTGTGATACAATACGTGATCCGTTTTCGAACTCAATGCTACCTTTGTTATATGAAGTAACACCTGCTCTAATATGGTCTGGACACATCTCGTATACATATCTAATACGTTGCATAATTTCTTGTGCACCTGTGTATTTGTGTGCGGCAATAAGAATAGTTTGATCTGGATTAAACATAGCATACCAACAAAGATATATTGCGGCACAGGTAGTTTTACCTGTTTGCCTTGGCATCATATTAATATTAAAACGATAACTGTGATACGAATGCATCAAACGTAACTGGTACTCGTATGGCTCAAACAACAATTTACCTTTTACAGGATGTTGAATATAACCAAAATGTTTTGCAAAATACAGATATCCTTCATCGGGATCCATACACAATGCAAGATCTTGTATTTGTTGTTCAGTATATGTTTCTTTTGTATTAGCCTTTTTGGTTAATACACCGTCTAAACTTTTACTCATATTGTATTTAACCAAAAAAATAGGCACTAAAGTGCCTATTGATTCATCTGGGGGGATGTATTATTTTTTACGGCAAGATCCTGGCTCGCCTCTTTTCTTACCCGGAACTTTTTCATAACCGTCCCAGCACTTGTCGTATACTTTACTGTTGCCGTGTGCTTCGTCTACGTCTGAGTCAGTCTTTTTTTTTGACTTGGCTGCGTGTACTGCTTTACGCTGTGCATCGTTAGCATACTTGCCTTCGAGTGCTTTCATTAATTGTTCTTTAATTGATTCAACAGCCATTGCATTATCGCCATCTTGTGCTTTAGCATACATTTTCTTTTGTTTGTTAATACCGCCCGAAAGTGTTTTAGTCATATAATGATGATCTTGGTACTCTGGTGCGCCTTCTGCATCTTCAGGTGCATTTTCAAAATCTTCTTCTTCTTCTTCGGCTTCTTCTACACCCATAATTGCTGCTTTCATTGCAGCCATATCAGGCTCGCCTGTGTTGTGCGAGTCTTTATCAATATGTGCATCGTGTGCCATTGGCATATCTACATGTTGTTCAATACCAGCTGCTTGTTGCATTAGTGAAATTAAATCTGCAACATTGTCTTTTCCTGAAGCAGTAACACTAACTGTAACTGGTTGTTCTTGTGTTGGCGCTGACATCTCTCCCATGCCGCATTCTTGTAATGATTCTAAAATTACTTTCATGTCATTCACATCTTTTGCAGCCGCTGAAGGTTTTTTTCCTTTTTCAGCTGCATCAAAGTTTTTTAGTATGTCTAGCATATTGTTGCTCATTTTTAACTCCCTACAGCACTAGTGCTGTTTTCTGTGTTTTCTATATCTTTGGAATCGCCTGTAGGTACGCCTTCAGTTGGATCGTAACCTCTTTCTTTACGAGCAACTTCTAATTCTTTTAGTAAATCCATTACTCTATTTGTAGCAACTGCTTCTTGTGCGCTTTCGCCGCCCATATCATCTTCACCAATAATTGGCTTATATTCTGTATCTTCTTTTTCTTGTTGTTCGAGCTCAACAGGTTCGCCTGGAACTCTTACATTCAAGTGTGTATGATCAATACAGCAACAGTCAACAAGATAACGTTCTAGTATATGTCCGACTGTTGGATAGCTTACTTCTGCTTCAAACGTATGCACTTCCATATTTTGTAATTGTGGAAAATCCATTGGTGTTTCTTGAATAGGTGTTCTCTTTGGACCGTTAAAGCTAACCAAGTCAAACTTTTCTAATGCAGTTTTCATTGTGCTTTCGCAGCCTTCAGGTAAATCACCTGCAACTCTAATAATAAAGTTATAAGTCTTTTTAGATTCTGTTAAAATTTCACTAAATTTACGCATGTTGGTTTTCCTATTATATGTTATTTATCCTTATCTAGGCCTTTTAACCTTTCTAAGAGACTGTTTCTGTCAGTAACAACATAACCTTCACCGTTTATCATGCCTTCATCACCCGGTGAAGAATCGTTATCTAATTTTTGTTTTTTAAGTTGCAATTCTATCATTTTTAATTTTTTATCCATTTTTGCAACTTTAGCATCTAGACTAGTTTTAAGCATTGTGCCTGCAACTTCCATAATTCTACCAGCATAACGACTTTCAACATTCATGCCTAAGTCCATCAAGTCATCATATGCAGTCATTGCTTTGTCTGCAACTTCGTTTAATTCTTTGTCTGCCATATCGCCCAAGCCTTTCACAGCTGGTAAAGCACTGGCAATTTTATCAAACTCGGCAATGTCACGGAACGTTTGTTCTTGTTGTTCTAATTCGTACTGTTTTTGATCTTTTTCTTTTTCTTCTGCTTTATCAATAATATTTTTATTTTCAGGCAAATTTAAAAGTTCTTCTAATTTTTTAGTCATTGTGTCACCATTATATGCTAGTATTATTTATCGCCTGCGGCCTCCTTGGTGAAACATATCGCCTTCGTTTATAATTCTAAAAATTATTCCCTTTTGTTTACACCATGCTCTTGCTGATTCCCATTTTGCTTGATTAATAACATAATGAGCTTGGTTAGCTCTACTACGACCTAGTTTTTCTCTTACGGTTTGGTTTGATGGCTTAACTTCTATTAATTCGACTCGTTGTTTACCATTTTTGTCTGCATATACAATAAAAAAGTCTGGAACATAAATTGTATGTTTTCCTGTTAATGGATTTCTATATGGTATGCGTATCGCTTCCGAAGCCCATTGACTAACACTTGGATGTGCATCACAAAACTTCATAAATGTAAATTCCCAACTACTTCTATAAGTTGGTGTTTTATTACCTACATATTTTTCAGGGTTTTGTGGTGTAAATTTTCCTTGTGCAAACTTAGCCATTTCTTCTCAACTGCAATCCATTCTTAAACACAAAACTACCTCTTACACTAAGTGTTTTTTCTAGAGGAGTTGTGATTGGTATATTAGCATTGTATATAACCCTAGCAGGGCCACCATTCAAGCTATTTAGATCCGACCATGCTGTGTCTTCTGGACCGGTTGGATCACTACCTATATAGAAATTAGTTGACGATTGTGTTTGTACTTCGGATTGTATCCAACTACGTAAGTCTTCGTAAGTCCAATTTCTATTATATTGAATTACAGTTGATAAAAATCCTGCTGCTACTGGACATGCTGCTGATGTTCCACCGAATCGAGTATCTCTACAATCCTGTGTTCCTAAGTCAGTATAATTATCGTCTAGTCTTGCTGTATCTACACCGTATGTACCTACTGTAGCTGCTAGTGTGCCATCTGCTGGAGCATAAAAATCTATAGCATTACCCATATCACTGTAATTGACTTTTTGTTCTTTACTCGATGGTATTAGATCATCTAATGCGCCGATGTTTATACCTGGAAACTTAACTGTAGTGTTTCCTTGAAAGGTAAGACTTTCTGTCTTACCTATATGTTGAGGGAATCCTCGTCTGTTAGTAGTTCCAGTTACTGCAAACCCAAAACTAAACCAAGCATTGTCGTATACTCCTTCATTGGTATTGTCTCCGATATGATTGTCGTAATTAGGATGGTCTGGGTTTACTTGTTGCTGATTACTATTGCCTGCGGCACAAACATATATAACACCTTCGTCAACTAATTCTTTAGCTGCTTGTGTCATTGAATTATCATACATTTCAGACTTCCAACGTCCGCCGTCGCCGGCTGATCCTAAATATCTTATAAATTCTGGTTCGGTAGTATATGCAACTGCTGGATCATTTCTCCAAAAATAATAACTAGCCGATTTATCAACTCTAAATCCCCAACTATTAGAACTTATTGTAGGATCTTTTGTTCCATATTTAGGATTAATAGGTTTATACTTGTGAAATATTTTTTGTATATCAAATCCTACATCCCAGTCTACTCTGCCGCCGCCGATATGATTAAGATGCCACTTGTTAGCATTATATGCCCAACCTTGAGTTCTACCATATGTTAAACCTGCACATTGGGTTCCATGAGTTCCAGATGCAGTAGTAGGATATGAATTATTGTTACCGTTATTACCTGTACGAGTATATAGGTTTTCTATTTGTATTGATCCAAATTCTGCAAACTGCGGAGAACGTTGATTTGTTTGTTCCCACCATGCTCGTGCTGCTGTTTCGGTTGGAACAATAGTGCCGTCCCAACGAGTTTCTAATCTAGTTGGATCAGCATCAAACCATTCTGGATCAATATAGTACGGAGAATCAAATACAATATCGAGTAAATCACAGTAGCCATTTCCAGGCAATACATTTCCGCCTTTATAATTTACAGGATTAACAGCATTTGTAACTCCTCTGTTAATAAATTCTACATGACCAAACCAACATCCGTTATCGCAAACAATAACATCAACATCTTCTCCTGCACCGTGTGTAGGTATAGCACTATCTATAATAGTGCTATCGTTATTACCATTTTGTAACCACGGACTGACTTTTTCTGTTAGTCTTAATAACTGACTGGTATTTCTATTTAATGCGTTAGTATTAAAATTTCCATTACCGTACCATATTTGAGCGTTTTCGTATGCTTGTTCATAACGTTGATATATTGTTGGATTTTCAAAAAGTAAGTCGTCTTCTGGAACATTATACAAATCTTTGTTATGTTTAAAATCTAAATTAATAAATTGTATTCTTGAATCGTTTTTTAATAATTCTGCTTCTTCATCAGTTAATAAAAATATTCCTCTAGTTGGACTATGTTCTACATGATCTGTACACTCAACTTCTCTTACCGGAATAGCTTCTATTGAAGATCCAGGATTACACAATTCATTGTGTACTTCATTAAATTGCTCTGCTGTATGTGTTCCTATAGCATAATAGTTTTCTGACATAATGTTTCCTTATACTATTGGGCTTGTATCTAATCTTAACCAAGTACCGTTTTGATAAACTTGGAACCTATTGTCATCTGTGTTATAGATCATATCTCCGTTTTCAGCAGTTAGTGCATCTCTTTGTGCGTTTGTAAAATTTGCAAGTTTAAATGGACTTTGTGTTACTTCAACTCTTGTACTAGCTGTTAGTAAAATGTTAGATTCTGAAAACAATTCAGGAGCACCTGTACCTGCTGTTGTTATTTCGCCATTCACTGTAAATTTGTTGTTAACAACTAAATCATTTTCAACAGTTAAATCGCTACTCATAATCATAGAAGGAGTAACTGTAATTGCACTAGAATCGTCTGTATCAATTACACTTGCAGCAAAACTAAAATTACCTACAGTATCGCCTACAATACCCGATAAGTCAACAGTATTGCCGTTACTAATTGATAAATCAGTTCCTGCTAATGTAAGTGTTTGACTGTCTGTTTCTGAAGTAATAAATCCTTGACTTAACACAAATGATTGTGTTGCAAAAGATGACAAATCTCCCGGAGTTAGATATCCTTGTCCCGTTACAAATGATTGTGTTGCAAATCCTTGACCTAACACAAACGATTCTGTTGCAAAGTTTGGTTTGTTAATTAAGTCGTTATAATCGCCGCTAAAGCCTGCTAGTAAGTTGTCAGTGTCTTCTAATTCGTTAACGTCACCTGGAATAACAGGACGTCCTGTTAAACTAAAATAATCTCCATCAAACGCTTCTGCTGCTAATTGAAATACACTTAAATCAGGAGTATCTGTTAAATCGTTATAGCTTCCGCTAAACAAAACAGGTAAATCAGACAAATCATTATAACTTCCTGCCGGCGGTACTGCAAATGAAAAATTCCCAAAGCCGTCTGTTTTTAAAAACTGTCCTGCTAATCCGTCGGATATTCCTAAATTTAATATACTAGTCGGAATTGTTGGACGATTTTCTAAATCATCAAATGATCCTGAAAACGCTGATGCAGACAATGGTGAATTATAGTTAGAAGGAGTAACTTCAGAGGTATCTAGTAGTAGTTTGTGCCAGCCACCGGCATGAGCAAAATATAATGCACCTTCATCATGCACATGCATTATCATACCCATGTAAGTAGATGGAGAAATACTATTTAAATCGCTACGTGTTTCTACGGTATTTCTATAATAAATTTTATTAGATCCAAAATCTATGTCATCTGACAATAGTGTAGATCCATTACCTATTGTATTGTATATTTCATCAAAATTAAGGTTAATTTTATTTGATGCATTTCTTAAAGAATCTCCAGATCCATCGTTTGGATTAACCCCTCTATTAAGTATTTCTTTAGCCATTGTGCTATTCTCCGTCTATAGTTACTAGCTCGCTATCCAACGTAGTTTCTGTACTACTAAGATCTTTATCACTTGTAATTTCATCAGTTGTAAAATTAATTGGATTGCCTTCGATTATATTTCTAGATTCAAATGTTGCTATTCTTCGTTCTTTTCGATAACCTATAACACTAGTTCTTTTTCTATCATAATTTAAAATTTCAGCAACTACAGAACTTAACTGTGTTCCGCTATACTTTTTAAGCGTATCTAACAATTTAAAAATTTTTATATTTTCATTTTTTGCTTGTTGTAATAAAACATTACTAACTGCTATTGCTGCTGATCTTTCAAAACCTTGTGTTTCAAAAAATGCAACAACAGTATTTAGATCATTGTCTGCTAAGTTTAATACTCTAGAATAATAAGTGTCAAAATACAAATTAGTTCTAGCATCAGTTTTTTTAGATATGTTTATTGGTAAACTACTACTCATTGTCTTGTACCTTCTAAGACTTCTTTTCTGTATGCTTCTTTTTCTGTTTCAGGAAGTGCATTCCAAGCACTAATTAAATCATTTATTCCATTACCACCAGTGCTTAAGAAAGTACCTTTAAATTGTTGTATTGCTAACGAATCTAATTTTGCAGGATTATTTTGTAATGATTGCGCTGTTACATTTACATTTCTGGCTGCTGTACTATTTGTTGTAATTGTAGTCGGTGAAGAAGATACAATGTTTTGTGCGCCATCGGCACCTTGTGTTTTAGGTATAATTATATCACTTATACCTCCAATGTCGTCTGTATTTGTTACTGTAGAAATGCTACTAAGCAAAGGATTGCTTACTGATGTCGGAAACGTATTAGTCCCTTCTGTTCTATTACCAATATTAGTTTCAAATGAAGCAGGCGGTGTTCTAACTGATACATCATTTGGATCTAATTGTGTTGTTGTATTAATATTAGCTAGTGGACTTGGAAAAGAGTAGTGTG